CATTATTCAGCCTTGGGCTTGGGGGTGCGCTTGGTTTCTAGCGCGCCAACAGATTCAGCCGCCGATTCCAGTTCGGGCGGACAGTCGTCGCCAGCCTCATATTCAACTGGGTAAATCTCGCCCTCTGGGACGCCCTTGAAAGCCTTGATGAGCTTCATGGTATCTCTCCTGTGATAACCTGCTTGGCAAATGGGGCGAGCCTCCCCGCCCCATCAAAAAGCAGGTTAGGCTGCGGTGTTCAGCGCCTTTACGGCCTCTGGATTCAGCAGGCCACCACCGACGCGCTTGATCGTGTAGAACTGCACGTTCGGCTTTGCGGTGAAGGGGTCGCGCAGCAGGCGAGTGCCAACACGGTCGATCACCAGATATGCCTGATTGAAGTCGCCGAACAGCACCGACTTGGATGCGGCTGCAAGGCTGGGCATCGCGGCAACTTCCGTCATAGCGTAGCCAGCCAAGGTGGCAGGCGTCCCTTGCTGGAACGAAGGCTGCCACAAATACGCGCCATCGTTATCCTTCAGCAGACGTGCAGCCGTCATGGTCGCACGATTCATGATGAAGCGCGCATTGGCCGTGAACTGCGAGGACAGTTCGCCCGTCAGGCGGATGATGCCGTCTGCTGTCAGCGCGGTTGCGGCCCCAGAGTTGACGGTCGTGATCGCGCCGAACGGGTGGGCCGCAGCGTTCGCCCCGCCCGTGACATAGGTTAGAATGCCGTTTGGACGGTTGTTAGCGCCGCTGCCAGACACAAAGGCCAGATTTTCCTGATAGGCGAACTCGGTCTGCACTTCGTCGGCCAGCCACGCCTCAAGATCAACAAGGCTGTCATCCAAAAGCTGCTGGGTGGCAGCAGGATTGGCGTAGATTTCGCCAGCGGCATAAGTCAACTGGCCAAAGGTCGCGCTGGCCGTTTCTGGGCGCGCCGTGGTTTCGCCAACCCAGCCAGAGGCAGTGCCGCGAAGGTTGAACAGCTTGGTGAAGCTGCCCGTACTGATCGCTTGGACGCGGCAAATCTGCCGCATTGGCGACACTTCGATCAGTTTGTTGGTGATGGTGCGATCCCATTCCGTGGGCGCGGTATAGCCGCCCTCGGCAGCCGTGCCCTTGTTCAGCGACGCCTGAACATCGCCTTTGCGGACGTGCATCGAGAACGCTTTGGTGTATTCCGCATCAGCAACCTTCGCGCCCGCCGCGCCCGACAGGGCGGAAGCGGCCAGCTTGGCGTTGAGTTCGTCAACGGCGGCCTGAATGTCGGTAACGGCAGAGTTTACCTTGTCCAGCTTGTCGCGGCTGACAACATCGTCAAACTTGGCCATAACGCCTTTTTGCTGCTCGGCGTGAGCATCCTTGAACTCCAAAAACGCCTTTTGCAGCGTATTCAGCATTTCGGTTGGGGATGCGTCTGCGCGAGCAGACATGATCCCGCGAGCATTGAATTGAGCCATGATTATCTCCTAGGCTTTGATGGTTTCAATAAGACGCTTGAAGGCGTCCTCGTCAAAGCCAGCGCTGGGCGTGGCTGTCGCGGTAGCGCTCGGCATACCAGCCGCTTCCTTGATAAGCTGCCTGCGCTCGGAGCGCGGCAGGCCAGCCTTAGCCAAGGTTGCATCCAATCGGGCGCGGGCCTTTTTCTGGCCGCCATCGCCGCTATCATCTTTATATTCTGGCGCGTCAAACTCGGAATCAGCGAAACCGCTTTCAATAGCGGCTTCGGTGCGCAGCCAAGATTCTGCGGCCATCATCTTGCCAACCTCGTCAGCATCCATGCCTGTGCGCGCCGAATAAATTTCAGCCATTGCCGCATCAAACTCGGCAAAAACCGCCGCAGCCTCGCGCATGTCATCCTGATTGCCGACAACAACACCCCATGAGTTGTGGATCATCAGCATAGCGCCGCGCCCCATCTCGACCCTGTCACCAGCCATTGCGATGACCGATGCCGCAGAAGCGGCAAGGCCCATCACGCGCACGGTAACTTCTGCGGGGTGTTCGCGCAGCAGGTTGTAGATAGCCAGCCCCTCAAACATGTCGCCGCCGGGCGAGTTGACATTGACCGTGACGGGATTCTTGCCGATAGCGCGCAGCGCACCAGCCACACGGCGGGCGGTGATGCCATTGCCATCCCAATCCTGCCCGATCACATCGTAAATCGAGATCACGTTGCCGTCCGCCTCTGCGGCGCGGGGCGACCATTTGTCCAGCGCCTCGGCTGGGGCGTCAAACTGATAGGACTGCGGGCGGGTAAACGCCTTAGCCTCTGGTAGTTTGCGGATCGTCATTTTTCGCCTCTCCCGCTGCAATAAGCCCGCCGCCGTCTGGGTGACGCCCAAGGCCGACGTGATCGCGGGCCTCATTCGCCTCCATCCAAGGCCGATGCCCGCCTGCGCCAAGTGCGCGGGCCAAAAACTCGGCCTGATCCTTCATCGTCCCGCGCAGCAATTCGCGCTCATCAAAGTCAGGATAGAATACACCTCTTTCAGAAATTGGCAACAGGGCGCGCGTGATGCCTTGCTCCCACACCGAAAACCACGGGGCCAGCCCAAAGCGAACAAACAGCATGGCAAGCTGCTCGATACCAGACCCCCACGATGTATCGTCCATCTGCATCAGCGGGCGCGGAACGCCAAACACGCGGCCAATAGCCTCGACTAATTGAGGGCGAGTCTCCGCGATCTGCGATGTTTGCGCGTTTGCCGGCGGAAACTCACGCGACATACCCTCCTCAAGCAGCATCGGGCGGCCAGCATTGGACGACCCAGCATAGCCAGACTGGATAGAGTCAGACAGCTTCTTGAACGCTTCCGGCGTCAGCGTTGACGGGTGCTTAAATCCAACCCCAGCCATAACGCCATTTTCGTAAATCCTGCGCGCCGCGTTCATCTGCTCGGATGATGTGGCGATGATGTTTGCCGCCTTCTTGATGCGCGACACACCCCGATCCGCATCGACCGAAAAACCGCGCAGGTGGA